TCAAGTATACAGGCTCACCCTGTGTTACGCTACCCAGCGACACTCAGGCAGGTGATGATTATTAGAGGGGGCATAGCCGAGGGGGTATTGTTAGCCCCATGCCAGCACCCCAATCTCCTATACCTAAAGGCAAGATTACTCTTTCCTTACATGGACTCTATGTTGAAGTAGAACACTCTGCTTCTTATCCTGACCAACTAGACGACATCGCTAATCGTGCGTATGAGTTGTTTGTCGGTATCTTAGATAAAGCAAAACTTGAAGGCATTGACATCTATGCATTCCGCGCAAGCGAGTATGAAGATGATGATGAAGAAGAAGACGCAGACTAAAACAAAAAAAGACCCCCACCGAAGTGAGGGTCAAGTTTTGCGCGTTCCGTTATTCAGTTGCTAATTCTCCAGCACCACTCAGATACGCAATAGCATCTACATAGTTATCGGTGTGTGTTGAATCATTAGCAATTCTAGATATCTTAACAAGTGCCATCATTACGGCAACTGTTTCAGGTGGTATTGCTTCTTCTAATTCCAGTAGTTCGCCCCACATCACGCCGATACGGCGATGATTGTTCCAGAACGAACCATAAGTTTTCATACGGCTATCAGTTAATAAACAACTTGCTTCCGCTAACATATCATTTGCTTCCATTAGTCTAACCAAACTTTGTATGCTGCTGTGACACGACCTTTGATTGGGTCAATGAAGTGCAGTCTTTGTGATGGAGTTGCAGATGCCGCGAGCATAACCCCAGCATACCGATTATCTGATTCAGTTGAACCTGTTTGGTATACCGCGCCTTGTCCGTTTGCCATCGCCCATTCTGCGTGGGTGTGGTAGTGACCGATATACACATCTCTGAAATCCCAAGGATATGACCCTGACCGCCATTTATTTGCGTGCTGAACAATCGCGCCCGGACTCGCAAAACCATTTCGCCCGACCTCGTCACCGTGAATGAGTAACGCCTTGTAATTGCCGATTTCAACTCGCTGGATATCTTCTGGACACTCCTGCCATGTAAGTCGTTTTTCTCCTGACAACAACTGTCGTGCCAGTTCATAGCACATTCTGTCGAAGTTATCGGAGCGCGGTACATTATCTCGCTTGCTTCCAATACGCCCATGATTACCCCACTCTGGAACTACTGTCACTTTCTCGTAGTTAGATAAAGCGTAGCGCACAACTTCAACTAGAAGCCTAGACACATTCACATACTGCTCAAAGAGTGTCGCATCAATCTCAAATGCCTGTGATGGGAAGTTGAATAAGCCTTCTACCATATCGCCACCGAACATGATAGTTACATCTTTAACTGGGTGGTCGGCTCGCTGGATATCTGTGATGTGAACAGCCTTCTCACAGAAAGACATTACGCGCTTGCGCATAACATCACTATCGTATGAAACAGTTTTCTTAGCACCTTGCCAGTCAGTTAAGTGCCACAATGCAACTTCCGCTTTGACTTTACGCTTATCAGCATCACGCGTAATGACTGGTGGTATTTTACCCATCGCTAATACAGCATCGTAAGAAGCCTGAATAGTTGCATCAACTAATTCATCTGTCTTTTGTTTCTGCTGCTGTAATTGTTTCTGCGCTCGCTGTAATGCTTTGCGCAACTCAATTACTTCAGGGTCGTGTTCTTTTTCAAGTTTATCTAAATCATTTTCTAGCGACACTTTGACATACCCCTCGTCGGTGTCGCCCTAGAGTGCTGTCACTAATCTCATAACCATTGTTCTTTAATACAGTTGATAATGATATGTGCGTGATTGCTTTGTTTTCTAAACGACTGATGAGTGCTTTGCGTTCGGCATCTGAAATACTTTTAAGCATCTCACATACCGAACACCAAGCGCGTCTTGTAACTGGGAAATTGCTCTCGTTACCGAGGTCTTCCAGCAATCCCATTTTACTTCTTCTTTTTCTTATCTGCCTTAGCGAGTTTATTCAACTCAACATCAACAGCATCTGCAACCATACCGAATGCAGGGTCTTTAGGATTGACTGCGCGGATAGCAGGTCCTGCTACTGCGATTAAACCTGCAATCAATAAATCTTTAACTGACATATCACCCATAGCATAAGCAGTCATAACTGCTACTACAAAACTGCGAGCGTATGAACTAAGCACTTCTTGCATCTTCTTATTCATTGTTACTCCTTTGGTCTAGCGACTGCCATGATTGTTTTGTAGTCGCGTCTTTTCAGATAGAACCCGTCGCCATTTGACTGGCTTCCAGACTTACCTGAACTTGTATTGCCTTCATATACTTGAATGTATTTTAGTTTAGTATTGTGGAATTTGACGATACCGACATGGTCAGGCATAGCATCTTCATCAAATTGGCTTAAGACAATGTCGCCTCGTTTTGCTTGCCCTAGCGGTACGAGTTGATTGTTCTTGGTCAAATACTTCAACCAAAGGTCGCATGAAGCGTAGCCTTTCTTGGTATTCGCTACTGACTTGATAATGCCAGCATCAAAGAACATCTTAGATGCAGACATAGCGCACCAAGGTTGATTGTTCATACCGAACCACTTGCCGAAAGTAGTATCGTTGTTAGTGCCTTCTGTGTATCCCACAGATGCCTCACAAAGTTCTATTACCTTGTTAATCATTTCGCTTCCTTATCTGCCTCTGCGCCTTCTACGGGCTTCGGCTTACTCTTTAATCCGTTAGCACTTAGAATACCAGATAGCGTTCCTGTGAGGAAGACACATAGCGTAGATACTAAGTCAATAAATGCTGCGTCATTAGGTGCTTGATTCATAGGCTGAGTTACAAATACCAGCGCATACAACATACTGAATACAGAGCCAGCGAATACAAGCGCAAGTAGTATGCCGATTGTGACTATCAATCTAGCGTGTAGTTCTTCAGGCGTATATCTTCTTTTAGCCATTGGTTTCCACTTCAGGGAGTAGGTCTTTAGTGCAAGTGCCTGTTGCTTCACAGATAGGCGGATTGCATTCTGCTGTTTCCCAGTTCTTCGGTTCTTGGCACGGATACCGAACCCAGCCATCATAACCACACCCAGTCAGCATTAGACATAGGCATAGGGCAATTAACTTACTTAACATTCTTATCGGTAACGATAAGGAAATAGATTTGGTCAACGCGAGTTTCTAAGCGTTGCTGCCTCATGTCTATATCTGTAACTTTATCTTTGATACTTCCGCCACCATTGGGTTTCAATTCAGATAAATAATCACGAATCATAGCCTTCGTTGTAAATCTGTGGATAGCCCACACAAATGCGAGAACGGCTAGAACGCCTGAAGCGGTTGAAGCCCAATCGGGTGCTGACATTACTTAGACCTTTCGGTTATGGTGGCGTATATGTAGATTGATTCAGTTTGTGCCAACTTGTTCCATTGTAATAGACAAGATGCCCTGAATCAGTAGCGAAATACAAATCACCTTCGCGTGGATTAGTTGGTGCGTTAGTTGTGAAATCAAGTGAAGGGCAGTTGAATCTAAATGCTGTTTCAAGCGACCTGATGCGTCTATCTAAATCCCAAAACATCTCAGACACAACTGGTGGTAAGTTGATGTATGGCATGATTACTCCGTAATTGTAGGGTCAGTCAGAGTAAGTGTAACGCGTTCGGGTCCATTTTCTCCCGGAGTTACATTGATAGACACAATTCTTTTTACTACTGATAAACCAAACCCACCGCCATAAGCAGGGAATCTGTCATCAGTAATTCTAATTAAACACTCATCACCAGTTTTGTATGAACCTAGAACTGGTGAAGCGTAGGCAGGGATTACAACTTTAGGTGTTACTACTGGCAACTGTTTAGCAGTAACTTCACCTAGAGTCTGCTGGTAAAGCAAGTCAGGGTCATACTGGTCTGTATAAGAAACTGTATCTTCAAGCAACGGATAACCTGCTGCGATTTGGTCTGTCGGGCTTACGGCAGTAGCGCGAATTTTTGCTTCATTTGATTGAGGTCCAATACCATACATAGTATTAGATACGATTGAGCCGTCATCTGGCCATTCATACGCCACGACATTTCCCGGAAATTCAAATACTAATGCTGCTGGGTCTGCTGCGTTAAACGCAACACCGCGATAAGGATAATCTGT